GCTAGGTCTGTGCTTCTTTCGGTGAGCACATCAACAAACTTCAAACTCTTTTTATTTTCTACATTCGCTGACTATTTTCTTTCAACACTAAAGGACAGCCAAGTCCGATGTGTCAAGGGAAGATACAGTTTTAAATACTGTCTTTTGTTGATAACGTTCAACCAACTCATCAAAGTTCATGAGTGTCTGTGCCTTCGCCACACAGCTAAACGGGGAACGATCTAAGATCGATTTGAAGAAGTCATGATGCTTCTCAAACTCCTTCCTACCATGGAAGAATAATTCATTATTCACACACAAGATCAACTCTACCATTTGTTCATTCTCATCAATTGTTTTAGATGGAATACCAACAGTAAGTGTCTTATGCAGTGAACTCATTTCGAGTGGGCAAAGCCACGCTTGAACCTCTTCATCATAACGCCACTTCCTCTTCAGGAAAGAGACATTATCAATGTGAATGAATGGTACACTTTCAGAATGTTTGTCTGCCATGGTGTATTCAACACCAATATTGGCCAGACACTGCGAAATAGCAGTATGGTTAAACCAATCACATTTCTTACTCACACCCATCACATTATCATCTCCGTATGTAAACAAATGCACAAATTGCTTAAATGTAAGAACCTCATGTTCGGGGTTCGACATGTAATATGAATAACGCATATATAAAGAATTGACAAGCGAGTTGATAATAACTGTAAGTGCATGACCTGATGGATTTGTTCCGAAAAACTCCACGAGATCACCTCGGAAATTACAAAATGAAAATGCAATATCATATCCGAGACACATGATTCGACGACATTCCGTCGCATCAAAACCAGCCATTTGGTGAATTTTTGCAATCATCATGAAAGCAATAATGATAAGCGTAGCTTCCATATTCTTGTCATACGATCCAAAATCACCACCAACAATTCGTTCATCACCAAATACAGTGAGGTACTCGCGGATCTGTCCCCATTCTTTCGATTGGGTTACAGTTCCGGGACCTGCTTCAAATGCAAACTTGTTCTTCTGAACTAAACGCACAAAAGGCAAAAGCAACTTACGCATAACAATACAATGATCAACGGGTTGCCCGGTAAAAATACGGGTCTTTTTCTTTTGAATTTTCTCGAAAGGAATTGCACAATCTTTCAAGTGTGCAGAAAATACTGGATAAGCCCTACGGCCTTCATCATAGCATTTCTCAATCTTGCGTACACGCTCCCATACTTCAGGTGTCAAGTCGACTCCATCAGGAAACAAATCGTCTACAGCAGGTACGAGATAATTCTTTTTTGTAGTGTTCCAGGGAAATCCCATAGAACTATTTCTATTCATGCCATCAATGAACTTCACTCCTGGCAAGCCGTTGATTGCAGCTTTATCAGAAAGTGTCACAAGTTCCTTCTCCCATCCTTCTGGGAGTTGAGAAATGACATCTTCAACATATTGCTCAGCACACTTCATCATGACTGGTCGATCAAAAGTATTTTTCGGATCAACCATCTTTATCAGATTGTTATGCCAAGGTTCCCAGCCATACATGACTGGTTTTCCATTTTCCACCTTTACATTAAAGTGTTC